GCGGGTGCGGCGAAGTTCGCGAATGACCCAGACCAGCGCGCAAGCTTGCACGGTCTCGATGGCCAGGAGGACGTGCAGCTCGTAGGGGGAAAAATAAAAGGTGTCCATTTGACTGCTCGTTCCGGGTGGTAACCAGGTTGATATCGGCCCAGCGGCGGCGGCACACCATTGCGGAATGAACATTTGTGCTAGGATCGCTGCAGGTCCGGGGATCTGCCCCCGAGACCTGTCCCCCATCAACCTGCGGGGCGGCTGGACATGCCGGTCGGCCGCCCCCCTTTGCCCATCGTGCCCGCCAACTCTCGCCAACCAGGCTTCTATTGGGTGCGGCTTCTCGGGAGTTCCGAGCACCCCGATGGGTGGACCATTGGCGAATGGACCAAGGGTCACTCGCGCGAGGGCGACACCGCCAACTGGCGGCTGCCCGGCTGCTTCTTTACCCACCGCGACCGGGACTTGCAGGAGATCGACGAGCACCAGATCGACCGGGGTCGCACACGGTCCTGGCGCAATGTCCGGGCGTGAACCTGGTTTCTATTGGGTGCGCGAGCTTGAGGGCTGGAGGATCGGCGAGTGGATCGCGGGTCGCTCGCCCGACGGCCGCTTGAACAAGTGGCGTCTGCACGGCCAGTCGTTCCACGAGCCCGACATCGTGTTCGACGAGATCGACGAGCGCCGCATCGAGCGGGTCAAGCACCGCACCTGGCGCCGCGAGCGGACCGGCAATTCGCGGCCGAAAACCTGAAACGCTGATCGAGAAGCTGACGGAGATCGCCATCGTGGCGCTCTGCGCGTTCGCCTTCGTGGTCGCCTGGATGGCGCTGGTGGATTTGGTCGAGATGGTCTGGCGCTGGCTGTGGCCCTAGCTAGACTAGCTGAGTATTTCGCGGCCACACCAGCTAGATGGCTCCCGGGGAGGGCAATGAGGAGGTATCGGAAGATCCATCGCCCGGGGGAGCAACAGGGTGATCGATGTGCCTCGTCCAAATTCGCTTTCGATCAATGCGGTACCGCCGCTCTGCTTGGCAAAACCGTAAACCTGAGAGAGGCCAAGCCCCGATCCCAGACCGACCGGCTTGGTCGTGAAATAGGGCTCGAAGGCATGCGCCAGGACCTCGGGTGTCATCCCCGTACCGGTGTCCGACAATTTCACTGCGACGAAGTCGCCCGTCAGTCCACAGCCCGTAGCATCGCCGGAGGGGAGTGAGACATTACGAGCTTCGATACGCAACTGGCCACCATTCGGCATCGCATCGCGGGCATTGACCCCGAGGTTGAGCAGCGCGAGTTCGAATTCGGCGGGATCAATCGTCACCGGCCAGAGGTTTTCCGGGAGGTCGACAACGATCTCGATATCCTCCCGCAGCGATCTCGAGGCCAGTTCGCCGAGCTGATGACGTTGTTGGCGCAAATCGACGGTCTCTGGCCGCAATGTCTGCTGTCGCGAGAAGGCGAGCAATTGTCGGATCAGTCTCTCGCCGTGCTCGCCGGCGCGGATGATGGCCGAGGCACGCCGCGCAACGACGTCATCAGCCGCGCGATCGCGCAACAGCGTGGCGCTGCCAGTCATCACGGTAAGGAGGTTATTGAAATCATGCGCAATGCTGCCGGTAAGGTGGCCGATGGCTTCCATCTTCTGGGCTTGGAATAATGCGGCTTGGGCTTGTTGCAGCTCTCGCGTGCGGTCCTCGACCTCCCTCTCGACCCGGTGCGCATGGCCGCTGGTGAGGAGCAACGATGCGCCCAACACGCAGGTGCTGATGACCCCGGCGACGAGAACCCCCCAGGTCTGCCACTTGAGAGCGAAGTGCTGCTCAAGGTAGAACGCGGTCGGAGCATCGAACAGCGCAAAAAACAGAAGCACCGGCAGCGCTACCGGCACGGCGCGGTGGCGCCACACATGCCTTGGTTCGCCGGCGGCGACGAACACCAGGGGGAGCGTGATGAGAACGCCAAGAGTGTCGCCGATCCACCATGAAACCCAATTTGTCAAAAGATGGGGCAGCGGCACGGCACCGAGAACCGACAGGCCGCCTAGCGACAATGTCGCGCTCGTCAGACAACAAACCGACGACAGGAGTAAAAAGCGCCACAGATCGCGCGCATGGGCGAGCGGCATGGGGTAGCCGATTGCGCTTCGCAAGACCATCCCAGAGATCGCAGCCTGCAAGGTCGAGGAAGCGGCAATGACGACGGCCGCCGCCGCGACTGCCACGACCGAGGTCTGGCCGGCGCCGACCCACAGATTGAGCAGAAATGAGCCGAGAAACGTCCAGGGCAGCGTCACCGGGCCGGCGATCTGCATCGCCGCGACGGCGATCCCGGCCGGCGGAAAGATCGGCGATGCATAACCCGGCGGTACCGCCATCAGCAGTGACAGCTTGCCGGTGACGATATAGCTGGCAACAAGCAAGCAATAGGCCTGGGTTTTTGATATCACGCTAGGCATACCTCATTGAGGTACCTCAGAGTATTTCGCGGCCAGGGAAACGATCGGATTCTCGCACCAGCTAGATGGCTCCCGGGGAGGGACTCGAACCCCCGACCAACGCGTTAACAGCGCGTCGCTCTACCAGCTGAGCTACCCGGGAAAAAATCGGAGGTGCAAAAATAGCCTTCTTTCGGCAAGGTCATTCCGCATCATGGACTCCCGCGCTCAGTGGCGCGACGGGTTGCACGGCGCTGTTCGAGATGGCTGGGTGAAAACCGCCTGAACTTTGGCCGGCGCTCGGGTGGCTCACCACGATCGAATTTCGCGAGGGCTGCTGCAACCTCGTTCCGGCGGCTTGTGCCGCGGTCGAAATCGAAGTCTGGCCGAAACCCCACGGTAAATGCGTCTAGCGTGCTGCTGATCGACACCGGGTCCCAATCGAGCGATTTGGCAATGGCGCGCAGCGACTCACCGCGCAGCCATCGCCGTGCGATCTCCGCCAGCTCAGCAAGCGTGACGTCGACAAAGGCTGGTGGTGCCAGCCGCTTGCGTGCGGCACGGATGCGACCGTTGCGGTAGCGCGCGACGTCAGCCTCGATCTCGGCCAGCACCTCGGCGGGCAGATCGTCGCCGGGGTCGTCGCCGGGCCCCCACCACAGTGTTGCTGGCATCAGGGCAGATCCAGCAGCGGTTTTTGGTCGTACCGCAACGACAAGATCCAGATCGCGAACCAAGCGCCAAAAAAGAGCGCGACAGCCCATGGTGCCTGCGTCCAGGCCGGAGCCTGCTTGCCGCGGGTCGTGATGACCCAGGCGATTAGCGCCGCAAACAGCAGCCATTCGGTTGCGGTGAAGTTTCCCGGCCAGTCGTCAGCCATCAGTTTCCTCGGTTCCGCCGCAGCCAAGCGATCACTTGGCGCTGAAGTTCTTTGCCCTCCCTGCCCTTTAAGGGATCGGTGGCAGCCGTGCGCAGAGCTTTACAGTGCGCGTCGATCATTGCTTTGACGTGCGCCGGATTGGGATTGGCGGCAGTGAAGCCGATCAACCAACCGGCCGCGCGAACCAGCGTCAAGATTGCCAATTCGGGTCTTCCGCTATCGGCGGGGAAAGTATCGGCGGGGAAAGACGTCGCCGAGTCGTCGAGTATGCGCGCGGTCGCTTGGATCACCCGTGCCGCTGCTGTATCCAGACTTTCGTAAAAATCGCTCATCGGTGCGGCTCCTCTTTCAGTCATTCTTCCGGCCTTTGCGTAGCTCCTCGACGATCGCGTGAAGAGCGCGACGGATCTGTTGCTGCGTCCCCGCATGGAGCTTCATTGCGCGAACGCCGAACCAGATCACCACGCCAAGCAAGGCGATCTCTACGATGTCCGCGCCGAAGGCTGCCCAAGCCAGAAGGTTCATGGTTCACAGCCCATAGCTCCTGGCCAGCTCGTCGAGGCGCTCGGGTGTGGACTTGGCGATGTAGGTCAGCGCGCGCTCGACCTCATGGCGAAAGCGGTCCGCCGGCAGATCATCGAGTGCGCCGAACTGGGTGCGCATCCAGGCTTCGACATGCCGCGGGTTGGCGGCGGGCGCGAGTTTTCGGATTAGGTCTTGGTAGTGGGCCATTTGTTATCCCCCATATTGCTTGGCCGTCCCTTCCTCAGAGCGTCATAAGTCGTCACACCTTTCTTCCATCTCGACCGGTTCATTGCGGCCGTGCGGCCACGGCAGATCGACCTCGCAGCCGCAACCGGGCCACAGCGGGCAGTCGCCGACGACAACCGCGAACTCGGGATCGTCGGGCTGCGGTCGTCCGCACTGACCCGGTGAGTTAAATGCGCGAACATTGCTGGGCATTGAAGCCCTGCGACACCACCACGGCGCGACATCGGGTGTAGTCGGGCTCGACGCTTGCGACCGGCTCAATCTTTGACTGGGTCATGGGCGCTCGGTGCCAATCCCTCAAGGCGGCGTAGCCGCTCGCCGTGACGAGAGACTTGGCTATGCGTCGCGCGGATCTCGGCCAACAGCCGGGTGTGGCTGTTGTCGAGGCGCTGCACGATGGCGGTCAGCACGTTCACGTCATCGCGTAAGCTCGCGAGCTCGGTTCGGATTTCCTGCAAGAGCCGTAGGACGAGATTGTCGGGTTCTTCGCTCATGCGGTCTCCTCAAGCGTGAGGCAGATAGTGAAGGATAACGCCGGTTGCCGTCGCGGTCGCTGCGATGACCAAGCCGGTGGTGGCGACCGCAATCATTCGCCCGAGCCGCCACAGCATCCGATTTTCGAGAGCCGCGAGGTCGGCCTGCAGCGCGGCGATGTCGGCCTTGGTCGCGACGTTTGTGCGGATTGCGTCATAGATCTCGGTCGCGATGCTTTCCGCCGCGTCGCGAGCGATACCACCTTGCTCCAGCGCATGCGCGAGAGTGAGGCGATCAGTCATTCGGCAGTCTCCTCATCACTGCCGCCGTGCCGCGTTGATCGCATTGGCGATCGCCGACACTTGCGCGGCAACCTCGGCGCGTTGCGCGCGAAATTCCTCGGCAAGATCGCGACGCAACTGCGGCAAGTCCGTTAGATGAAGTCTGTCGAGTTTCTCTTCGAAACGATCCATGCGCTTTTCTAGGCGCGTGAACATAAACGCGAACAGCCCAAAGCCGCCGATGATCAGGGCAGCCAGGGCGCTGAATTGCGCGATGTCGCTCATTCGTTCACTCATCATGGCAGCCGCCGCAACTGCCGAGCGAGCTCAGCGCCGTCTGTCAATCCGTTCCAGTGGTCGATGATCGCCGTCTCGTTGAGCGTGATCCATCGGTCGACCGCTTGCATATCGCCGGCGGTCAGGCGGCCGGCGACGACATGCGGCAACGGCCTGAGTGCCACGACGGCGAGGTTGCCCGGATCCATGCGGGTGCCGTGCACTTGCATCACCTTGATCCGCGCATCATGCGGCGCGCCATAGCTGGGGCCGACCCACACGACCATCGGCAGCCCGGTGGTGCGCGGGTAGAGGTTGGTCATCAGCGTCAGGTCCTCGGCTTCGCTCATTGCGCGCTCCTCCGCAGCGTTTCATAGGCATTGGCGATCGGGTAAACGTGATATCTCATGGCTCTCATCCGACACCGCCGATCTTCGTCGCGACGCGAAACAACAAAAGCGGTGGCCACGCAGGAAAGACCAGAACAAGTCGTTCATAGCCGGCGCTGCAGTCGCCGGCCGAGCTCGACACCGGAAATCTGGCCGTCCCAATGCGCCACGAGCGCCGCTTCGTTGAGCCGCAACCAGTCACTGACCGCTTGCAGATCAGCCGCGGACAACCGGCCGGCGATCAGGCGCGGCACCGGACGAACCGCGACGATTGCGGTGTTGGCGATCGACATCCGATTGCCGTGCGCCATGTTGACCTTGACCCGAACATCGTGCCGAGCATTGCCGCGGGGTCCGGCCCACACGGTCATCGGCAGGCCGCTGTCCGCCGGATAGATGTTGACCATCTCGTAGAGCTCGCCCTCGACGACCTTGCTCATGCTGCCGCCATCCCTCGGGGCTACTCTAATCGCAGCTGCCAGAGTGCCGGTTTCGGCGCGCAGCCGGTCGGTGTCACCTGTGGCCCCTCTGGCCACTGCCGCAAAAACTGTCCTTCAGTTGCGCATCATGCATGCGACGCTCCGCGAGTCGAACCAGTCGTCGACCATGTCGGCGAGCTCGTCGAGGTCGAACCAGTCGCCCGGGACCGGATACTCGATCCGCTCCTCAAGCGCCTCTTTGAGGCGAGCGATGTCGACCGCGGCACGCTCGAACGGGAAGTCGCCGTTGTGGCGGCCGTCATCGAGCACGTCATAGACGATCTCGCGTAACGTTCGGAAATTGCTCATTGCTGGTCCTGTGGAACGGGAGTTGCGCCGGATGAGCCGCCGGCGCTCGGTTAACTATACTACCAACAGGAATACGAGACCACTCCCTGTGGGTTGACTCCATACCCCTGACAGAACGTCCGGGTCGGTCTCGAGGGTTGCATCGCGGCGTCGAGCAGCAGCAGGCCGTCGGCGACGTCGGCGAGACCATTGAGATCAACGGTGTCACACGCCGACAGAGCGAGCGCTGTCGCAATCGTCGCGTACCTCAACAGTTTCATCAGCTTCATGGGTTGCTCCTGTGGAACGGGAGTTGCGCCGGGAACCGCCGGCGCGCGGTTTCGTCACAGCACAGCGCGGAGCACGAGCCCCCACACCAGCGCCATGACCGTGGATACGACCATGGCCCAGATCCCGTGCATTTCACGCTGCCGGGTCGTCAGGATCGCGCCGAGCACAAAACCGACGACCGGGACGAGGAAGGCTGTGAACCAGGCGCCCTGGATGATGCTGTCTTCTGATGCTGCGGCGCGCTTTGGGTCGTGCGCCTCCTGGTATTTTTTCTCGACGTCGGCAGCGATCTCCGCAAAGCTCCGGTAGGGACGGGTGTCGGGATAGGGATTGGTTTCGGTTGCCATTGAGGTCTCCTCGTGGAACGGGAATGCGTTAGGGAAGCACTTGGCCGAGCAGGTGGTTGATCGGCTCGAATAGGCTGTAGACGAGTGTGCCGATGGCGCCGGCTCCGCCGGCCGCCACACACATGACGACCACCAGCACCGTGATCGCCTCGAAGCGATAGCCGCGGAGCCACGACCAGCTGAGCGATGTGTTCTCGTTCATCGGTGCGTCTCCGCCACCGGCTCGATCGTCACATGATAGAGCTTGCCGGTGCCGGCGAGCTCATAGGTCAGCGTGTGCCGGCCATCGGCATTCAGCTCGTGGCCCTGCCGCTCAAAGCGCAGGCCGTCGACCTCGATGTGCCCCATGCGCCGGATGCCGTGCGTGAGCGCATCGGCGTAGCTCAGCAGGCGGTGCAGCTTTCTGGTGCTGGTAAGGATGTCGTCGAGGATATCGTTCATAGCGATTGCTCTTGTGAAGGGGGAAGGGTCGATGTGCCCCATGCGCCGGATGCCGTGCGTGAGCGCATCGGCGTAGCTCAGCAGGCGGTGCAGCTTTCTGGTGCTGGTAAGGATGTCGTCGAGGATATCGTTCATAGCGATTGCTCTTGTGAAGGGGGAAGGGTCGATGTGCCCCATGCGCCGGATGCCGTGCGTGAGCGCATCGGCGTAGCTCAGCAGGCGGTGCAGCTTTCTGGTGCTGGTAAGGATGTCGTCGAGGATATCGTTCATAGCGATTGCTCGTGTGAAGGGGGAAGGGGTAGGCTGCGGCGATTTCCTTTGGAACGGGAGATCAAGGCGCCCTCGGCTTCGCCTCAAGGTCCGAGGACTTTGAACGGCCGCTTAGGGATCCCCGGGCGGCCGTTCGGTCTTTAGGTATTCAGGGCGCTGTCAATGCCAATGCGGCTGACCAGCGTCAGGTTCGGCGCGATCACACGCATGATGTCGTCGAGGCCGGCAACGGCTTCGGCCTCGGTTGAGGCCTGCCGAATGACGGCCGGGTTGACGCCGTGGGCGTCCCAGGTGTGGGCGTCCCACACGATCCACTCGACCGCGCCGAAGCGCGTGTGAACCGGCGCCACCGCATAGCGGTGGTACTCGCCAAAGAGCCGCTTGGGAGCGGCGAGTTGACCCTTGCGGGTCGGGTCGTTGCGAAGAGCCATTGAAGACCTCCCGAAAAAAACGCTGCCGCCCCCCTCGCTTTTCATCGGTGTGCTCCGGTTTCTGTACCGCGCACGATACGAAAAAATTTCGTCTCCGTCCACTGGGAAACAACCTTAACGAGTGGGATAATTGCACAAGCTCACCGGCGGCACGTTGTTCAGCGGCATCGGCGCGCCCGAAGCCGCAGCACCCAAGATCGACTGGCGCTGGTGCGCCGAAATCGACCCGTTCGCGTCAGCCGTGCTGGCCGAGCGCTTTCCCCACCTTCTCAACCTTGGTGATGTCAGAAAAATCAAACCTGCCGCCATTGAGCCGGTCGACCTCGTCGTCTTCGGCTCGCCCTGCCAATCGTTCTCGGTCGCCGGCAAGCGCCAAGGCCTGGATGACCCGCGTGGCAACCTGGCCTTTGTCGCCCTCGGCCTTATTGGCCGAATTCGACCCCGCTGGGTTGTCTTCGAAAACGTCCCCGGTCTGTTGTCGTCGGGAGCGGGGCGCGACTTTGGCGCCATCCTCGGGGCGCTGGCAAAATGCGGGTATGGGTTCGCCTACCGAATTCTGGACGCTCAGTTCTTCGGAGTGCCCCAGCGCCGCCGACGCCTGTTCATTGTCGGATGTCTTGGAGACTGGCGAGCTGCCGCAGCGGTTCTATTTGAGCGCCAAAGCCTGCGCCGGGATCCTGCGCCGCGCCGAGACGCGAGGCAAGACATTGCCGGAAACCTTGCGGCTGTGCCTCTTCGCGCAAGCGGCAGCAGCACCACGCACGGTGGCGGCATCGGCCGCGCCGGCGATCCGGCGATGAGCCTCGACCAGGACGGCTCGCCGGCGATCGCCTACGCTCTGCGAACGGCCAACACTGGCGCAAACGGGCAGGCAATCGCCTTCGATACGACGCAGATCACGCACCCCGAGAACCGCAGCCAGCCAAAACCCGGTGGCCCATGCCATCCCTTGGCGGCCGCAGGTCACGCGCCGGCAATCGCGTTTGAGAGCCGCTTTGTCCGCAACGGCTGCGGCGCGCCGCTGAAGGCGCAGTCGGGACTCTCGGGCAAGGGCGATGCCGCCCCTCTGGTGTTCAAGGCGTCGCATTTCACGCGCGGCAAGGATGGCGCACCAGCTGTCGTGACGCCGCTGTCGGCCGACGCCGACAAGGGCGACCAGGATCTGCTGCTTGCCTTTGGCGGCAACCGGCAATCGAGACCGCTCAACGTCGCCCCGCCGCTCAGCGGCGGTCATGGCGGCGGCTGCGTCCACCAATACCGACAAAAGGGCAATGAAGACGCCGTGGTCGCCGATCCACTGTCGGTAGCGCCCCCGCGGCGGCTGACGCCGCGCGAGTGCGAGCGGCTGCAGGGACTGCCTGCCGACTGGACGGCGATCGAATTCCGCGGCAAGCCGGCCGCCGATGGACCGCGTTACCGCGCCATCGGCAACAGCATGGCCGCGCCGGTCATGCGATGGATCCTCGACCGCATTCGCGGTTGTGCGCGTTAGGCGTCCGGCTCGATCGCGCCGGTGTCATGTCGACCGCTCTTCAACGGCGCGCACGCGTGCAGCGGTGCGCTGCTGCTGGCGGTTCATCGCCCGCAATTCAGCGCGGATTTCGCGCATCTCACTGCGCACTCCCGCTAGGCCGGTGTCGAGCCGCTCTTCGAGCCGGTCAAAGCTGGCGTCGTGCCGGCGGGCGATTTCGCTCAGCACATCGACATCGTCGCGCAGCGTGCGCAACTCCGATAGCACGCGCTGTAGCTGCCCAGCGATAAAATCAAGGGTGACGGGATGGTCCTGTGGGCTCACTGGTTGACCTCGACCGAATGTTCAGCGGCGGCCCGGAGAACCTCGCGCACGCGGTGCAGAACCTCTGGGTTCATGTCTCCGCTCGTGCACTCGGGGTGTAGTGCTGCCAGCGCCGCAAAGGCGGCGTCGACCATGGCGTCGACATCCGTCTCGTGCACCGGGTCTTGCGACACCTCGGTCATCGGCCTCATCGTGAAATCGCCAGCTTGCGGTGAGGTCTCCCCGGTCTGCTTGTCGCAGTAGCCCTCGCGGACTGCGAAGTCGTAGAGGTCGAGTTCAAGCGCGGCGAGGTCCTCGCTGACCCTCTCATAGTTGCCGATGATCAGGAGATATTGGCGCGCGCCATTCGTCGAGGTCGGCGGATGACAGGCGATCTCCTCGATGTAAAGGCCGCCGCGATAGCCGTCCTTGTCGGGTTCGCCGCAGCAGTAGAGAAAGCCCTTGCCCGGCGGGCCTTTGACCGGCCAACGGGCGTCGGCGAGTGCCTGACCGAGATCGGCGCATGGCGTGCGGGTGCGCTGAAACTCCTCAAATCCAAGAACGCGGTCTGTCGTTTTCATCGGTGTGCTCCGGTTTCTGATGCCGCGCATCATACGAAAAAATTTCGTCTCCGTCCACTGGTATAGATGGTAAACGCGGCGTGTTAGCACGAAAATATTGCGTCCCGGCGGATGACCGGCTATTCTTCGCGGCGGCATGCAACGTGCGCAGCAGCAGCTGACCTTTTTTGAGTGGCGCGAGCGCCTCGGTCTGACACAGCGTGAGGCCGGCACGGCGTTGGATCGCACGTGGCGGTGTGTACAGAATTACGAGAGGCCCGGCGTCGAGATCCCGCACGTCGTCAGGCTGGCGATGCTCTACTTGCTCGAGCACCCAGAAGCGATCGATCGAACTCGCTTTCTCTGAGAACGACAGCCGGCGCCCGGAAGACCGTCGGCTTTTTTGTTTCAACAACTTATGCAGTGCCAATGCCTCGACGTGCCTTTGAGCCGACCGCCGAGCAGAGCGAGAACGTCGAGCTCTTGATCGGTTTTGGCATCCCGGAAACCGACATTTGCCGCATCATCAAAAACCCTGAGAGCGGCAAGGCGATCGACCCCAAGACATTGCGCAAGTATTTCAAGGAAGAGATCGCCGCGGGTGCGACCCAACTGAAGTTGCTGGCCGGTAAAAGGATCGCCGCGACCATGCTCGGACGCGATGGCGGCATTAAAGACCCGCGGACAGAAGCAACGCTGCTGATCTTCTTTGCCAAAACCCGCATGGGCCTGCGCGAGGTCAGCATCCATGCGCACACCGGGCTCGCGGGCGGGGACCCAATCGAAATCAGACATGCCGAAGACGATCTCGATCGCAAAATCGATCGCCTACTCGCCGCCAGCGCTGCGCAAGCAATTCCTCCACAAACTGAGTGATGTCCAACGCCAACTTCTGGCGCGCCGGTGGAAATATTGGGCGCGTGAAGAACAGCTGCCGCCGCCTGGCGAGTGGCGTACTTGGCTGCTGTTGGCCGGTCGCGGCTTTGGCAAAACCCGCACCGGCGCTGAGTACATCCACGATCGAGTCAATCGCCACGGCCACCGGCGCATCGCGCTGGTCGCGGCAACCGCGGCCGATGCCCGTGACGTCATGGTGGAGGGTGAAAGCGGTCTGCTCGCCGTCGGTCACGAAACCGAGCGGCCGGTTTACGAGCCGTCAAAGCGGCGACTGACCTGGCCCAACGGCGCGATCGCCACGACCTACAGCGCCGACGAGCCGGAGCGCCTGCGCGGTCCGCAGCACGACCTCGCCTGGTGCGACGAGATCGCCACCTGGCGCTATCCCGAGGCCTGGGACATGCTGATGTTCGGGCTTCGTCTCGGCAATGATCCGCGCGTCGTCGTCACCACGACACCAAAGCCCGTCAAGATCATCCGCGAGCTGCTGGCCGACCCGACAACGGTCGTGGTCCGCGGCTCGACTTACGCCAACCGGGACAATCTAGCACCAGCCTTTCTGCAACAGATCATCAGCAAGTACGAGGGCACGCGATTGGGCCGTCAGGAACTAGATGCCGAGGTCCTCGACGATGTCCCCGGCGCCTTATGGAACCGCGCGCGCCTCGAGGAGCTGCGCTGGCCCGCCTATAGGAGCGTGCCCGAGCTCGTCCGCATTGTCGTGGCGATCGACCCGGCGGTGACCTCGGGCGAGGATTCCGACGAGACCGGCATCATCGTCGCCGGCAAGGACGCCGAGGGGCACGGCTATGTGCTCGACGACAGTTCCGGCCGCTACACGCCGATCGAGTGGGCCAACACGGCCATTGGTTTGTACCGCAAGCACAAGGCCGACCGCATCGTCGCCGAGGTCAATAACGGCGGCGACATGGTCGAAGCCACGCTGCGCATGGTCGACAAGAATATCTCGTTCAAGGCCGTGCATGCCTCGCGCGGCAAGGTGATGCGCGCCGAGCCAGTGGCCGCACTCTACGAGCAGGGCCGCATGCACCACGTCGGCACCTTCCCGACGCTCGAAGACCAGATGTGCGCCTTCACGATCGATTTGGACCGCGTCGCGCTCGGCTATTCGCCCGACCGCGTCGACGCGCTGGTGTGGGCCTTTAGCGATCTGCTCGTCGCACCAATGCCCGGCGAGGGAATTTTCGAACTGTACCGGCAACAGGCGAAACGCGAAGCGCAACAGCGCGAGCAGGCGCGGCCGGCGCCAGTGCCGCAGCCAGGATCGGTGGAGTGGTTCAACATGATCAACAGCCGCAATACCGAGACCTGACATGCCGCGCGGTGGAACCCAGACCTCGCTTGTCGGCATGGTCAACACACTGATGGCGCCATTCCGCGGTCGCGGCAAAGGCGCGCCGGTCTCGAGCTACGCCTGGAGCCAAGGCGGTGGTGCTGCTGGCAGCCCCCGTCCGGTGACCAATGGCGACATCAACCAGTTCGCGCCGGTCTTTCAGCCATCGGGCGGATTGTTTGCACCGGGTTATCCACTGGTGCCGGTCGATTACGAGCGCACCCGCCGTTACAACTTTCCGGTCGGCATCAATTACATCTATACGCCACGCTCGTTTGAGCCGATCGGCTTTCCCGAGCTCAAGTGGTTGGCCAATGACGACATCACCCGGCTTTGCATCGAGACGCGCAAGGACCAGGTCGAGAAGCTTGGTTGGGCCATCAAGCAGCGCGACGAAGACGCGGCAAAGAAGGCCGGCACCGACAAGCGCATCCAGCAGCTGACCGCGTTCTGGCAATACCCGGATGGGATCACGCCATTCGCCACCTGGCTGCGCGAATTGACCGATCAGGTGCTGGTCACCGATGCACCGGCGATCGAGCCGCGGCTCAACCGCGGTGGTGACATCATCGGCCTCGACATCATTGATGGCGCCACGATCAAGGTTTTGATCGATGACACCGGCCGGCGGCCGCGGCCGCCAGCGCCGGCCTTCGAGCAGATCATCCACGGGCGGCCATGGGTGCTGCTTGAGGACGGGACCCGCACCAATACCGAAGAAGGCGAGGTCTTCAACCAGTTTACCGATCAACAGCTGATCTACTTCCCGCGCAATCCGCGCGCCGATCACCTCTACGGCTTCTGCTACACTCCCGATATGGAGGTATTGACCCGCCGCGGCTGGCTGAAGATTTCAGCGGTGACGCTGGCGGACGAGGTCGCCACTCGCAATATGGCGACCAAAGCATTCGAATGGCAGCGGCCGACGCATCTTATCGCGAAGCCCCACGATGGGCCGATCTACCGCTTCCATTCGCGCGCGGTCGATCTGCAGGTGACACCCGAGCACCGCATGCTGGTGACGTCGCTGCCGCGAGCGCTCGGCGGTGGCAAGGGCGATCGCAATGGCCAGCGCGGTGGAATTGCCGGCGAGGCAATTGTCTCAGCCGGAGATCTTGCCGCACATCTCAATCGCGCAATCAAGATCCCGATGACCTCGCAGTGGCAAGGTGTCGAGGTCGGCGAAAAGCGTTTTGCGATTGCCGAGCCACGCGCAATGGTTGCCGTGTTGCGGCACTACGCTGACGGTACGACGAGGCCACTTGAGTATCTGCACCACCGTGGCGGCGAAAAGCCGGTTGTGATCAGCGGCGACGACTACTGCGCGTTGCTGGGTGCCTATCTCGCTGAGGGGAACGTTAGAGCACAAGGCGGCATCGAAATTTCGCAGCACCCAGGGTCAAGGGGCTACGTAGCCTATTCTCGGTTGGCGGCGCGAGTATTGCGCGGGCCGGCGCAACATGATGGCCGCGCGTTCGTGTTTCCACGGTACTGCCTGACCCAGCACTTTCGACAGTTCGGCCTCGCGCACGAGAAGTTCGTGCCGACTGAGATCATGGATGCAACGCCGCGGCAGATCCGGCTGTTCTGGGATCATTTCGTGCTCGGCGACGGTTGCCTGGAAGCTCGGCCCAATAAGAGCGGCAGAGGTAACAGAGCCGGACAGCCCGCCACTCGGATTACGACGACTTCTTGCCGCCTTGCCGATCAGCTCGTCGAACTGGCGCAGAAATTAGGGTGGTCGGCTTCGGTGAGACACCGCCGCACGGCGGGCAAGGCGATGATCTGCGGACGTCCCGCGAATGTGCGCGACAGTTATGTCGTGTCGGTGCGGTATTCCTCGGCGATGTCGGTGCGGGCATCGCAAAGCTGGTACAGCGGCACGGTTCATTGCGTGACGGTCCCCAACGGCATCGTCTATGTCCGCCGCAATGGCAAACCGGCGTGGTGCGGCAACAGCCCGGTGGAGCAGATCGTGCTGACGATCAACACCAGCATCCGCCGCGGCGTGATGCAGCTGCAGCACTTCACCGTCGGCAACATCCCCGCCGGCATGGTCAATGCGCCGGACGGCTGGACCGGTGAGCAGATCGCGCAGTTCCAGGATTGGTTCGATTCCAAACTGGCCGGCAACACCGCCGAGCGCACCAAGCTCTTATGGGGACCCGAGGGCGCCAAGTACCAGTCGATCAAGGAACCGCCCTTAAAGGACGATTACGACGAATGGCGCGCGCGGGTCATCTGCTTTGCGTTTTCGCTGCCGCCCACCGCGTTCACCCGCCAGGTCAACCGAGCGACCGCCGAGACCGCGCAGGAAGCCGCGCTGGAAGAGGGCCTCGCACCCCTGATGGGCTGGGTCAAGCGGCTCGTTGATCATGTGATCCAGCGCCGCATGGGCCACCCGGATCTCGAGTTTGCTTGGAGCGATATTAAGCCGATCGATCCGACCGACCAGGCCAACATGCTGGTCAATCTGACCGCCGGCGGCATCTACACGCTCAACGAGGCGCGCGACCAGCTCGGCATGGACCCGGTCGAAGGCGGCGACGAGGTCCTGTTCAAGACCGGCACCGGTCCGGTGACGCTCGACTCGATCCTCAACCCGCCCGAGCCGATCATGCCGATGCTGCCGCCACCGCGCGGCGCGCCGGGTCAAAATGGGCAAAACGTTCAACCCGGGGGACCAGGAAAACCGCCAACTTCGAGCACGCAGCAGGGTAAAAAGCCGAGCCCGCCGGCGGCCGCCAACCCCGGCCAAAAATCGCCGGAAAAATCGCCGCCGGCGACAAACGGCAAAAACCGGCAGAAACCGCCGAAGCCCGAGGGCGGCGCCGAAGCCGGCGGAGCAGGTGGTAAACCGAACGGCAAACAACGCGCCGGCACAAAGAAAATCGCCGACCAGGACGGGGTAGGCAAAGTCGCCGACGACCCTCTTCGCCAAGCGGCGGGAGAGCCGCCGCAACATCGCCCTGCTGGACCAGACCAAGACCCGATTGCAGAGGAGGCTCGAGCACTTCTTCGCCGGGCGGGCGCAGTACGTGGCCAAGCAACTGGCGCAGGAGCTGCGGCTGGAGGGCTGGGAGAAGCTGTAGACCTGCCGCCGCCGTGGCGCTTGATCAGCGGCATCGTTAGCAAAGCCGGCGACACGATCAGCCAGGACGAGGCGGACTACGTCCCGCACCCGGTCGATGGCGAGGCCTCCCGCTGCACCTTAGTGCGCGGCGAGATCTCGCCCAATGGCCACTGCCGGTTCTTCGAAGACGCCGCTGCGAAGACCAGTGGCCATGTTGCCCCAGAGAACGCGGAGCCGCCCGAGCTGCCGCTGGCCCCCGACGTCACGGAGGCAGACGTTCAGCACATAGCCTGGCAGCTGATTCGTGACGCCATGGCACGGGGCGAGCTGCCGAAAACTGAAACCCGCACTGTACCGATGGCTGATCTCGTCGCGACCCAACGCGTGGTCGACGACAAGCGGGTCGAGGACGACGCGGCCGATTTTCGTCAGCACGGGCAAGGCGACGAGACGCCGTTCGTCATTGAGCGCCAGGGCAAATACTACATCCTCGCCGGCCATCACCACGCCGAGGGGGCGCTCGAGGACGGTGCCACCGAGATGCGGGTCCAGGTATTGACCGGCAAGCCAAGCGAGTAAGCCGACCAGGGCGCCGCCGATCAGCCAGACCAAGATCTTTGTCCATGACCATGCGAGGCTAGCGATGCGCAAATTGGCCCGCAGTCTCGACCGCGCCGCCGGCGAGCTCAACCCTTACCTGCTGATGGGCGCGCTCGGCCTCGCCGTCCTCGACCTGCTGGTGCTGCTCGTCAAGACCATGCCGCCGGTAACCGCAGTTTACCCGCAGTAAGGACGCGCAATGACCGACATCGTCATCGTCAACCGCTGCACGGTTCTCACCGATGCGGAGATCAAGGCCTGCATCCCGGCCTTTCAAGCGCAGGTCCTCGAGGATTTTGCACCGCACTGGCAGTTCAGCGCGACGCTGCACTTCGCCGGTCTTCGCGCTGCGGTGCCGAGTTCCGCCGGCTGGCCGCTCTACATCCTCGACACCACCGATGTGCCCGGCGCTGGCGGCTACCACGACGACGACACCGGCACACCCGAGGGCAAGGTCTTTGCCGCGGACGCCATGCAATATGGCGAGGCGTGGACGATCGACTTGACGCACGAGCTCCTCGAGATGCTCGCCGATTCCGACGCCAACACGATCCTGCCGCTGCCGGCTCCCTACAGTGAATATCACTGCCTGCAGGAAGTCTGCGACGCGGTCGAGGCCGACCGCAATGGCTATGCGAAACACCGCTGGCCGACGGTGCGGCTCACCGATTTCTGCTACCCGGCTTACTTCACCGGCGGGCCTGGCCCCTATGACGCAATGCGCCGCCTGAGAGCGCCGGCGCCGGCGTTGCTGTCGGGCGGCTACCTCGGGATCGAGTTGCCCGACGGCCAATGGACACAGATCACCAAGCCCGACGAGCTCGGCCGCGTGTCGCGACGCTCGCACCGGATGCAAAGTCGGATTGGGCGAAGGCTGGCGAAAGTATGACCAGTCGCCGCGCCATCGACACACTCAAGACGATGGAGCGGCGCGGCTCGATCACTGCCGAGATGCGCCGCGCCGGCGACATCTTCCGCAACTATTTCCGCTTAGCGCAACTCGATCCGCTGCGCGCCAGCGACATGACCAGATTACCCTCCCGCGGCAGTCCCGCGCCTTCCAGCCGCGGCACCGGGATCGAGGCAGCGCGCGAGCGGGTGTGGGGTGCCATCCTGGCCGTCGGCGGCATCGGCTCACCCGGCGGCTCCGTCCTGTGGCACGTCGTCGGCTGGGAGCGCTCGGTCAAGGAATGGGCGCTCGAGCAGGGCTGGAGCGGCCACCGGGTCAGCCAGGAAGCCGCCTCGGGGATCCTGATCGCCGCCCTCGGCATCCTCGAGCAGCACTTTCGATAGCCTTTCCAGAGAGTAGCCCAATGATTGCGATGCGCACTTTTCTGCTGTCTATCGTTGCGGCCTTGCTGCTGGTGGGTGTCTCAGCGACGGCCCAGGCGCAAACCGTGCCCGGAACCTGGGGGACCCGAAGCGCTTGCGACAAAGGCGATCCGGCAGACATGCCATCGATCGCGGCAGAGGCGGGGTTCTCGCATTGCGTGCTTAATGCCGACTTCACCAAGGTCGGTGGTCAGTTTGACCACGTCGACAAGTTTCTTGATGGCTGTGGCGCCACCGGCCCGCGGACGTTTCAAGCCTATTATGCCTATACCGGCGTACCGGTGCCCTGCGATCGCGTCACCATCGAGCAGGACGGTGGAACACAGGTGCTGCATCTCCAGTACCTGCGCGGCGACTCTGCGTCGACTGGCGCAATTCGTCCTGTCGAGCTCGCCTACCCG